TTTGTCTGACATCCCGATATTCGGGTCTGGAGATTCAACCTTCTTTGCCTTGAAGACTTCCTCAAGAACAACCGCTCTGAACTCGTCAATGCTTTTGCCTTCAATGATTGCTTTCTTTGCAAGCTCCATGCAGTTGAATCTCTCGCCCATTGCAAGTATTTCTGATACTCTTTTTTGCTCAGCCTTTATGGCTTCTTCTCTTGTTTTGTCAATTTCAACTTTGATGTCTTCCATTTTTACCTCCTTATTTTCTTGTGGGATTTTTTCTATTTCTTGCCTTTCTTGCCTTTCTTGCCCTTCTTTGCCATTTGCTCCCTCCTTTGGGATTATTACTGTTACTTCTCTTTCTTCTTCTGATCTGCCAATGCCTACTGTCACATCCGCGGGAATGCTTACAAGCGAGATTTCAAGGGGTTGCCATCTTGTAACACGATACCACTCTGCGTCTTCTTCCCTTTGCTCAAGCTTCATCTCACGGATCACATAGCCCACTGACACATTCTTCCTGATACCGTCAACGACATCCTGGAAGATTTCCTGAGCTTTGGCACTCCGTCCGAAGCGAACTACTGCACGCCCCTTTCGGTCAGCCATGTCAAGAAATACTTCCTCAATGACGCCGACCTGGTTTTTAGAATCATGGTCAATGAGTAATGCTCCTCCACGCTTGAGCCTGCTGAAATCAACAGCCTCAGGAGAGTGGTCAAGTATCTCATAGCCAAACCATCTCTCCACTGGCTCTTCAGAACTGAAAGACAGTGATACTGTCCTTCTTTCTTCATCTATGTCAGACTTGTTGATTGTTAAGTCTCTATATTGAACGCCAACTTTTATCTTTTTGATGTCTCTTTCATCTTCTTTGTCAATCATTCCAAGAAGCTCATCTGCCGCCTCAACGATGTTGTCATAGCCCTGCTGTGCTGCTCTCTGCTTTGCTGCTATGACTCCCCTGCGGTAAACTTTGCCATTTTTGCCAAAAGGAAATTTATATCTCTCTTTTGTCTCCTCATCCGCATCTGTGTCTATAGCTAAAAACCATTTTGCGTATTCACTCCATCCGCCGTCATTAAGTATTTTATTTCCATCATCAGCATCAAAGCTCCAGCTTGATGTCTTATCCACCTTGCCAGCCTTAATCAGGCCTTTTGCATGGCTTATGCCTTTTGGGTTAGTTTGAATGGCCATTTTTTTCTCTCCTCCTGCATCTGAGCCTCTTCAGAAATAAGGCTCATATCTTTATCAATATCCTCGATTTTAATGCCGTATCCCTCCATGAGTGCCCGTTCTCTCTTTATTTCCTCGAGGATATCCTCAAAATCAATACCTTGTTCAGCACAAATGCGGGTTCTTGTTGTAAGTCCATTTTTTAATTCCAAAATTTTTTGCCTGAACATCTTTCAGCGGGTCTACCCAGTCCCATCGCCTCGGCTGCCATTCTGGGGCTATAAATCTTTCTAATTCTTGAAAAGAAAAAGGCAGCCGCCCTGCAAGGACTGCCATTTCAAGCCATTCTGGATATATTCTTTCAAGAAAGTTGTCTATAAACCAGCTTTGAATATCCATCCAGTATTCACGTTCATCTATTGCCCCTGCACGGAGCGAGGAATAATTCACACTTTCGAGGTCATTACAGAGGGTGTTGTAGTTGCAACCTAAACCAGCAGATATGCCACGAAGCATGGCTTTTACAAAATCAGAAAATTCTGCTGATGGTTGGCCCGGGTCGAATGGCTTAAAATCAACACCAGGGGGTAGCCTTTCGAGGGCGCCTGGCTCAACTTCTGTGATAAAGTTGCCATCTGCATCCCTTTCACCTTCGTATGAGGCTCCTTCTATGTCCTCCGTAAAGAATCCCATTTTTGATGCGGCTACCCTTGCGGCCACTACCTCTGCCTCCTCATATGCACCAAGCATACGGAGTTTTATCATTGCAGATGCAACCCACGGCACGCCTCTCGATTGTGTGGGTCTTTCCTTGATGAAAAGATGTAATATTTCTTCTGCGGGGATGCGAATATGTCGATTACCTGCATATGAACGCTCCCCTGGGTGTTTCTCAAAAAGATGGTAGGCAACTGGTTTCCCATATCTATTTTTCTCAACACCCATAATAATACGATTCCCGTTGGGCAAATCCTGATTCAGGTCTTCATCGAGAAAATCAGCCTCGAGGATTTGCAGGGCGTAACGATATGGATTATCATATCCCCTTATTTTGCAAATCAGCACTTCACCGTCACGGGCTATTGTGCGTAAAATTATCTTTAAAAAATCACGGAGAGATAATGTCTCACAGACAGAAACATACTGTCTTGCCCATCTTCGCCACTCATCCTCAATGATAGAATTTGATTTTATATCGAGGTCATTTGTGGTCTTGAAATAGACCTTACTCTGAAGAATTATTCCCTTTGCACCAACAGTATTTATCTCAAGTTTACGCAGAAAATTGCGCATATAATCATCATTTCGTTCAAGATCTCTTGAGCGTTCTCTTAATCTTTTTAAATTCCAGCGAAGATATTCGTCTGATGTGAGATTTGCCGTTACCCAGTCCCATGTGAGGTTGTTCACCTGGGCGCCCGTGTAATTGCGTTTTCTGGGCTTTTCTTGTTTTCTTCTGAATTTTATTTCAAACCCGAAGAGGTTCATCTGCTAAACCTCGTATAAATTTTATTCAGAGGTTTTAATCCTTTCGCCACTCTTTCTGCTGATAATTCCTGCTCATAAAGGGACTTATATTTACGCCACACCTGATAAAGTTCACCTGCAGACATATGGCGTATTCTTTTATCGCCAATCTGATATTCGAGGTCTGTGCGGGTCGCCCTGCCCTCAATGGCTGCTTCGAGAGCATCAAGGACTTTTTTAACATGACTTCTGCCATCCACACCTGATGCAGGTGCGGGTAGGACTGTAACTGTCCCTGTCGAAACTGTATAAACATCTTCATCATTGGAGAGCTGTGCAACATAGCTGTATTCGCCTGCGGTTAATTTTGAAGAATCACTTGCAGATATGGTGATGAGATATGAGTATTCAGTATATGCCTCGCCTTGGGCCGTAAAAGAGGAAGAGCTGTTGAAAAAAGTGTAGGTTAAGGTATATTCTGAAGTGGAAAAATCAGAAGAGACATCCAGAATCCATTTGACAGTATCCCCCACCCTGAAGCTGGCAGGCTCGTATTGATATA